GTCCGGCGTGCGGCCCGTGACGAGCGTGAGGACCGCGGACATGTTCCCGCGCGTCGGACCCTTGACGAACAGGTTCGCGAGAATGCGCGCACGGAACGGTCCATCCTGCTCGTTCGGCAGCCGCGGCAAAGCCGTCCCGAAGAAGTCGTTCGAGATCAGGTCGAGATAGCCGTCGGTCGCGGTCGCGATGCGCGTCTGTAGCTGTGCGTAGGTGATCTGCGCATAGATCGTCGAGAGCGCCCATGCAGGCCCCTGCAGCGTCGCGTCGAAGTTCGGGGAGGACTGGAACCACGACTTCGGGATCTGCGCCTTCAGGCGGCTGAAAATATCCTGTTGATCGCCCTTGGCCATTACGTCACCGACACCGTGCCGGCGGTAATCTGCTGCTGCGCGGTCGCAACAAGGTCAGACGTGCCGCCATTGATCGTTAGTCCCGTCACCGGGATGGCCACGCCCCGTACCGCCCAGATCGCGGCATAGAGTTGCGAGTAGGACAAGGTGCCGCCAAGCGGAATCGACGCAATGAAGTTCTGGATCGCGGTCGTCACGGCCGCTTCAACGGCGGTCTGTGTAAAACCAGCTGCTGCCGTGACGCTCACAGCGATATTTGCGACGAGGCTCGACGCGCCATACACGGCGAACGTGATCGACAGGCCGCGAATCGCGTTGATCGCCGCGTAGACCGCGTCGTGGAGCTGCGTCGTGAACGGCGAGATGATCACGTAGAAAAAGCCATACTGCGTCACGCCGCCGAGCGTCTCGTTCTCGACGATCTCATACTGGATGCCCTGTTGGACGCCTTCAATTGCCGACTCGACGGCCGTTTCGATCGCTGCGCGCAGACCTTGAACGTACAACTGGAACCGCGCCTGTACCGCAGCATCGCTTTCCTGATTCACGCCGTTCGCGAACGAATTCGGGTTCGTGACCGTGTCGACACCGACGATGGCCGTCGAGATCGTCGTGATCGATCCCGCGGCGACGTTGCCCTGAATGCCGGCGTTTTGCGCCTGCACTGTCGCCTGTCCGCTCGTCACGCCAGCGGGGATGACGTAGGCATTGAGCGCCGCGTTGTAATAGGTCTGCGTCGGGTCGGGAATGACCTGAAACGGCTGTGTGCCGTCGGCGGTCAGCACCGTATCGCCGCCAGAGTAGGTGAGCACGCCGGTCGCGCTAACCGAAGGCGTGCCGGCAATGATCGTTGTTGCGTTCGTCGGCGTGAAGCGCGAAAAGACGACCTGCCCGGTGGACGGAACAGCCTGCTCGCGCGGCGGGCATCCGAAATCGGCGATGAACGAATCGATATCGCTGCCGGTCGACGTCGACAACCGCGTCACCAGCAGCAACTGCATCACGAGGGACTGAAGCCACATCGCGACCGCTGCGGTGGCCTCTACGCGCGCGAGCTCGAGCGAGCCAACAACGAACGAGAGGAGCGTCGCAACGCCGGTCGCTGCTGCGGCTACGGCCGACTGGATCGCCGCGACCTGCTGCTGCACGATCGTCGTGAAGCTTTGCTGGTTAAGAGCCATATGCAGGGACGTTGAAGCTGAGTGATTGCGACACGCCGGTCGGCGCGTAGATGTAATTGATCGTGACGCTCAGAAGCCCCGTCGCATTGTTCTGGTATGTGAAGGTCGGGGGCGGCTGCTTCTGCACATCTGGCTCGGTGGCGAGCACGCTGTTGATCAGTGACTTGATCAGCGCAAATTCTTCGGTGGACAGCGCGTGCCCGACGAACCGTCCAAGACCAGCACCGTATGTCGGATGCCAGATGTACGTGCCGGGCGGCGTGAGCAGCGCGCGCACGATGCGCTGGTTCAGTTCCGTCACTCCGGTGGCGAGCAAGTCGTCCCCCGACGCCGAGAACTGTGTGTCCTGGCCCCACCAGTGGAATTCATCCATGGTCTGCTCTAGTTAGGCGGTGTGGTGATGGCGTTCGCGCCCTGCGCGGTGTGCGTGTGGCCATGAACGCTCTTGCCTTGCGCCGTGAGGTCGTTGTTGACCGTGACTGGACCATTGAGCGTCGCATTGCCGCCTTGCGGCCCGGTGCCCTGCGTCAACTGGCCGTCCATCTCGATCTGTGGTGCTGAATTCGTGATTTCGGTACCAGCAGTCAGGCCTATGGTCTGTGTGGCCTGCATCACGATCGTCTGGGCAGCGAATTTCATCTGCGTCGCAGCGTTGAACGTCATGGTTCCGTCGTTGTTCAGCTTGACGTACGAGCCTTTGCTATCGACGATCGCGGCCTGCCCGGACTGCACCACAGGCGGCTGCGCCGAGTTGTTGAAGAACCGGCCGCCCACGACCGTTGCCTCAACCCGTCCGTCGACAAAGTCGAGTCGAACTGAGTCGCCGATAGCGGGCCCGAACACGGCGCCGAAGTTATTGCCAACCCAGGGCGCCGAGAGCGGCACGAAGCCCGTCTCCTGCATGGTTGGCATTAACATCACCTTGACCGTGTAGCTGTTCGGGTCATACGCGCTGATCTGGCCATACTTGGTCGACGTGAAGCCGGCCAGGAACTCCGACACGGTTCGCTTGATGTAATCGATCATGTGAGCGTCACTGTCTGCGCATCCGTTACCGTCTTGCCGTGCACCGAGACATCGAACTTCGGCGGGTAGGCCACGCAACGGCGGCGCAAGCGCGCCGCTTCATAGGTCGTGTCGAACGGCGTTCCCGTTCCCTGCACAAGCACGGGCGTCCACGGGTAGATGATCGAGTCGCCGGGAAGCGTCGCTTCCATCTTCAGCTCGTGCTTGCTGATCTGGTCGAGCAGCAGTTGTGCCTTCGCGTCGCACTGCGCCTGCGTGAGGTCCGCAAACGTGAAGCTGTATTCCTGGATGCTCTGCGCCAGATCCGCGTCTTTCTCGATGCGCTTGGCGGTCTTGCTGGACGTGGCCACCGACGTGTACACGGCGTTCTTCATGCCGTGATAGCTCTGCACCTTCACGGACACATCGTTGGCCAGCGTCAGGTCGTGCTCAAACTCGAGACTTGTCGCGTTCGACTGCGGGTAGGGGATGTCCGCAGTCGGTGGTGTGTACTGGATCAGATACGGCTGGTTAGACAGGGCGCTAGTGAATGCCCCGAAGTACAGCGTTTTGCCGAGCACGAAGCACTGGACGCCCTCGTGCTGCGCCAGGTACGTCAGGATCGTCCACATGGACTGTTGCCGGTGCAGGCTGACGTGATCCATGGTGAAGAACGCACCCACGAGATCGGTCGTTGCCTGCACGTTCGGCGTCAACCCGACCTGCTGCGCGAGGAAGGTCGCGACCTGGCTCGCCGTCATGTTCGGGAATTTGATGTCGATCTTCTTGTCGACGAGCAGCGCTGTCAGATCGCGACCCACCAGCGTGATGCCGAGCGTGGCCGCGTTAAGCCGGATCGAATCGATCCGATACGTCTGGAGCAGCGTCAGGTCGCTTGTCGAGTAATTCTGCGGATCGCGCGGAAAGCCGACATATACATCGACAAGGATCTCAGTCTGCTGCGTCCACCACGCCCAGTCGGCAAACTTGCAGGGAACCTCGACCCGGATCGTTCCCGCCTCGTAGATCCCGTTGTGACCCGCTTCCCAGCTCGTCCAGTCGATGACCGTCGACCCCACCTGAAGGATCACCCGCGGCGCAACGAGCGTTCCTGTCGTGGGGAGTTGATTGATCATGCCGGGATGGTGAGCGTGTTAATGCCGGTCAGAACCGGATCGGTGAGGTTGTTGGCTGTCGCAATATCGGTCCAGCGCGTCGCGTCGCCGTATTGCTGCGATGCGATTGTGTACAGGTCGCCGCCGCCGACAGTGATCGTCTTCGGGCTGCTCGGCGCCGATATCAGCGGGAGATTCACTTGTATTCGCGCACAGATGCTTTGCAACTCGTACAGCTCTGGCAACTGGACGGCCGCGTTCGTCCGCGCGAGAGCGCTGAAAATTACGGTCGATGCAGGAAGCCCTGGCACCACACCGGATCCGGTCGCCATCGACTCTTCGGCACCGGCAATCAGCGATTGCACGCGCGAGGCGACAGCCGCCAACGGTGCGGTTACCGAAGCGACCGCGCTTGCTACCGTGTTGATCACCTGATCTGCACAGTTCGCCACGCCGGAGACGAATGACGTCACCGCCTTCAGCCCGTTTGCTATCGGCTGCGCAGCAGACGTCACCGCGCTGATCGCGCTCTGGAGATCGCCAGCCAGGCCATTGAGCGTCGAGTCACCGATACAGTTAGACAGCGTTCCCATGCGCGCCATGTCGGTCGTGATCGACTGCGCCGGCGTGATGGCCGGCACCGAATCGATGGTGGCCGTCTCGTCCTGCACGACCTCGAACCGGATCGTGTAAGGGATCCGGAACGGGTATTTGTAGTTCGGGTGAAACTCGGCAATCGTGACCTGATACCGCAACTCATCCCACGACAGCGTGCACTGCAGACCTTCGCGGCGCACCGAGTCCAGAAAGCGGGCGCGCGACAGCGCCGATGCATACAGGAACAGCCCCGACCACTGCAGCGGGTCATCGTCGGCGCCCATCGCGTTGACGCGGCGCCGGCCGCCGATCATCTTCTGGACATCGAGAAGCTGGCTTCCGCCGAACTGGATGTTTTCCGGAACCTCGGCACCGCTGAACGTGAACGTGCCGTTTGGCGTGTCCAGCGTGAGGGTGACAAACGAGTTCATCAGTACATCCCCATGCTCGGACTAAATGGCGTTGCCTCAGGATTGAAGCCCGTCGGCCCGGTCGCTTTTGGCGGAATCATCTTCGTTGCCACTTCGTGACTGTCCACGTAGAAGTGGTTGTGGATTGCGTCGCCGAGCTTGCCCCAAGGCGATACCGGTTTCGTGACGCTGTTGCCAAATCCCGGGACACCACCCGCAGCGCCCTGATAGAAAGTCAGCTGCTGCTCCGGTGTCATCTTCGACGACACCGAATCCATCGCACGCTGGATCATGATGCCAATGCCAGCCGAGATTGCTGCGGTCAGCGCGACTACACCACCGGCTGTTGTCAACGCTGCGACGCCGATCTCCTGCCCGGTAAGCGCTGTCGCTGCACGCGCGAGCATAGAACCAGCACCTGAGGCCAGATATTTCGATAGGCCGGCCGCGGCTCTCTCCACCATCCCGGCTGCGCCTTTCGCGCCACTCCACGCGCCCATACCCGCCACGGCCGCGCCGAACAGCAGACCGACATCGAGCCCCGCGCCCAGCACCGGATGGTTCTTCGTGAAATCAGCGGTGCCGGAAAAGAAGGAATTGGCAGCACTCAATGCCGAATTGACCGGCCCCATCAGGGTCGCTGTACCGTTCATCAGTGTGATGTTGGCGTTCGCGATCGTCTGATCGGCGAGACCGACGGTGCTGACCTGACTCATCATCCGGCCAACGTCCATCGGCGGCTGGGACTGGTTCGCCAGATCGCCCAGTGCGTGCAGGTTAGACAGCGTCGAGTCCTCGCTGAAGAACGACGCGCCGCGCGCGCCTTGCACACCGAAAGCCATCCGGAGCAGGGCATTGAACTTCAGCGGTTCCATCTTTTCGCGATCAGCGGCGAGGATGGACACCTCTTTCATGAGGTCCATGCTGCCGTTCGCGTAAAACTGCGACTGGTTGCCCTTGTAGAGGCCCAGATCCTGCAGGGCTTCGTTCTGCTTCGCGTTCGAGAACATTCCACTACCGAGCGTATTCGGCAGCGCGTTGGCAGCCATGGCATTGAGCCACGTGCCCGACTTCGTGTTCATGATGCCGCCCTGCATCATCGTGGCGATGAGCAGCATCACGTCGCTGGAGTTCGCGCCAGCGGCGTGGAGGGCGGGAAGGGCGTAACTTGCAGCGCGCCCGATCTGACCGAGCGAAGCATGCGAGGTGAGCGACGCCTGCAACATCGACTCGTACAACGGCTGGGCCGCTTCAGGCGAATAGGCGCCAGCCATATGCGACAGACCAATAAACGCCTCGGTCGCCTCAGGCATCGAAACGCCTTTCAGCTTGGACTCGAGCGCGATGTATGGCATCGCGAAGTCCATCATTTGCTTCTGCTGCGCGGCGGACAGCGTGCGCATCAGGCGCGAACCTTCGAGCATCGACTCGCCGAACGGCTCAATGTGACCGCCGGTCGCCCACGCGTACTTGCTCGCGTATTCCATTTCCCGCGCGCGCAGGTTATCGATGGTAGGTTGCCATTGGTCGAACGGGATCTGCGCCGTTGCGACCGATTTGACGTTTTCGTCTGCGAGGCGCGCGTTCTCATATACGCCGTATAGCATCCCAGCGGTCGCGACGCCCGTCGCTGCGCCGTTTGCGCGGCCACCTGACCGCGGACCGACAGCCGCGGAGGGGCGGGTGCCGCGTGGCGTGACATCGGTGATCAGACCATCCCCGTCGATGACGTCGGATGAATACCGTCCCGCGCCATCCACAACCGTGAGCGCACCACCAGGAGTTTCTCGCACGATCAGCGGACCGCCCGGACTGCCGCCACCGTTGCGACCGCCGCCTCCCGTGCCGCCGCCACGACCGCCACCAGTCGTGCCGCCCCAGCGGGGAGGGTTCATCGAGTTGGCCTCGGCGCGCGCGGCTGCCATATTCCTTGCAAGGGCCTCGCTGCTTGCCACCATCGTGTCGAGCACGTAGCTCGCACGGGTGAGAGATCCAGCGCTGTCGCCGAGAGCGGCCGCAGCTCTAGCAGCTTTGTCGAAGCTGCGCGCGATACTTTCGCCGGCGGACGACGCCTTGCGTGCGCTGTCGACGAACGCGAGCATCGAGGCGTTGGCCTTGTCTGCCCATTCGACGATCAGCATCAGCCGGCTGCTGACGTTGTCCGTCAGTTCAGCAGTGACGCCGATTGCGTACGCATTGATCATCGAATG